CCTTATGACGAATACTTAGAGTTTTATAGTATCAAAGTACAGGACGGGCCACTTACAAGTAAACTACAGCATATTAAAGTAGGTGATGAACTAATAGTAGGCGAAAAGCCTACAGGCACTCTTACACTTAATAATTTAGCACTAGGCGGTAACTTATGGCTGTTAGCTACGGGCACCGGTATAGCCCCCTTTATTTCGCTTCTAAGAGACCCTACAACGTATGATCACTTTGATCAAATACATGTTTATTGGAGTGTGCGTAAAGCAGAAGAACTACAAGCATGGGATAGTTTCTTACAAGAACAGGGTATTTGGTATACAGCAACAGTTACACAAGACCCAACTTGGACTGGATGTAAAAAACGTATTACACACATTATTAAGGCAGGCGAAATTGTGCCTAATTTAGAACCAAGTGAACATAAGATTATGATTTGTGGTAATTTAGACTTTAATAAAGAAGTAGCTAATATGTTTGATGGCTGGGGATTCAAAGAAGGTACTAACAAAGAAGCAGGTACATTTGTACAAGAGAAAGCATTTGTAGGTTGACAAAGTTACGCAAACGTGTTATACTATTTAAACAATGGTACAAAAAACTACGACAACATCCACACTATGCATGGTACAACTGTGTAGCGTGGGCGTGGTACAACTCAGGCACACACGAACTAGACGGACAATATAGAAAATGGTAACACAACGCATAGGCTTTGCATGTAAATACATGCACCCAGATCAAACACAGAAGAAAAAACTACTTGAAGAAATTCAACGACCACTAAATACGAAGTGTACAACAGTACAATGGTTAAATCGACAGACTAAAGAAGTTGCAGAACAAAGGTTGTGGGACATAATGGTCCACAACATACAAAGTTATTATAACTTAATTGAATATGTAGGAGGATTACCAAATGAATTACGAATGGTTAGGCTTGGCTCTGACATACTGCCTGTTTACACTCAGCGTGACTGGTGTTACTACTGGCGGCTACCTGATGTACGTGAGTACTGTGCAGTTCATCTTGCAAAGGTCGGCAGGTTGGCTCGTCTTCTCGACGTACGGCTTAGTATGCACCCTGGTCAGTTTACTGTGCTTGCTAGTGATAGCCCCGACATTGTTGAACGTAGTATAGAGGAGTTTGAATATCATGTGGATATCATCAGGTGGATGGGATATGGTAAGACCTTCCAAGACTTCAAGTGTAACGTCCACATCTCAGGTCGCAAAGGTCCAGCCGGTATCAAAGACGCACTTAAAAGACTCACGCCTGAAGCAAGAAACTGTATTACCATCGAAAACGACGAAAACAAATGGGGAATCGAACACAGCCTCGAACTTGAAAAAGATCTCGCTCTTGTGTTAGATATTCACCATCATTGGTGCAACACTAGAGGAGAGTATATTGAACCTACCGACGACAGATTTAAACGTATTATTGATAGCTGGCGTGGTGTGCGTCCTACTATTCATTATAGTGTTAGTAGAGAGGATCTTCTCCCGCTACATAATACGGGAACTAGACCAAACTTTCGAACCTTGGAAGAGCAAGGATACAAAAAAGCGAAACTAAGAGCCCATAGTGATTACATGTGGAACAATGCAGTAAATGACTGGGCACTAACATTCTTAGACTATGCTGATATTATGGTAGAATCTAAATGCAAAAATCTTGCTTCTATTGCCCTTAATAACCATAGGATAAATACACTATGCAAAGAACCTGTAGTTGATACATTCAGTACATTGGATTCATTAAACATAGCCAAGGCTCCGATGATTCCAGCATAGCTTATTTGGGTAGCTAATATGACTGATAATAGGTAGCAAGGTGCGTACCATATAGTGGACAAGATCCTTTATCCTGGAGCCGTTAATTATAGTGTTTATTTTTATGTGTAACGAAGGGAACGAAAGTTAGTACTAGCTAAAGTCATAGAAATCGAAAAACTACCTATGCAGAAAGACTGATCGACTCGAATTATTAAGACGATTCACTGATAGTTAAAATTATATAATAAAAATAAACGGCATAAAAACGGAGAAAAGCAATGATAAAAAAATGGATTACAAGTAGACTTGATGAGCGTACTTCATGGGATGGTGCAATGCTAGTTGCAGTAGGCTTAATTATATTAATTGCAGGACCATTTGCTAAGTTAGCCGCATATGCGGCCATAGCATACGGTGCTTGGACTATTTACAAGTCAGAGTAATTACAATCTACCAATAGGAAGATCACTAGAAGCAGATACATTCCATATCTGCTTCTTTTCTACACCTTTTTTCTGTGCAAATCGTTTAGAATCACAGTTACTACACACATGAAAATAATTATTAGTTAACCGTTTAGGGTCCATGCTACCTCTTGGGCGTTCAAATGCTGTTTTACAACTATCACACCGTAGTATAACAATATGTTTTTCTCTAAAATAAGTGTGTTCCTTGCCTGATTTAGACTTTCTTACATGCCGGGTCTTAATATTTTTTTCTTCTAAGAACATAACTATATTTACATTAAGATTATAAAAACTATCGATAAATACTTACAACAAGGAGATCCAATGGATATTTGTACGCTTACAGACGCCGCAAAAGCACAAGTTACTACAATTTGTAAAGAACACGAAGTTTATGCTGTTACGCTAAACATGAAAGGTGGAGGGTGTGCTGGTTTTGAATACGAATGGGGAACATATTCTACAGCAACTGAACTACTTGATGATGATCAAATAATTTATGCTACAGAAAATTGCACATTTATTGTAGGTGCCGCAAGTATGATGTTCTTATTTGGGACTAAAATAGATTATAAAAAAGATATTATGGGGTCAATGTTTGATATCATTAATCCTAATGCACAGAGCAGTTGTGGGTGCGGTGTGAGTGTAAACTTTGATATGGATAAGTTAGCAGTACCTGCTATATAAACGGAGTAAGAAATGGCAAGAGAAATTGTAGATATTGGTGTAGAGGGTAATGACGGTACAGGCGATGCAATCCGCGAAGCTTTCCGTAAAACCAATGAGAACTTCCAAGAACTGTATGCAGTATTTGGTATCGGCGGACAGATTAATTTTAGTAACTTAGGTGATACACCTGATAGTTATTCAGGATTAGCAAGTCAGATTCTAGGAATTAAACCTACAGAAGATGGAGTTGAAGGATTAACCCTAGCATCGGACGGTGCATTAACAGGCGATGCCACAGACGATACAATAAGTTATAATTACACACAGTCTGGAAAGTTAATTATCACAGCTGGTAACAGTAAACTTTCTCAAGATATTAGTCCTAAGCTAAGTGGACCTTTAAATGGTCAAGGTTTTGGTATAGGTAATATATCAGTTACTGATAATGCGGCTACTGCATTTGTTAATAAGTACGGTGGATCATTTACTATTGACGACTTAGCCATTGATAAACAATACGCTGATCAGAGATATACAAAAGGCGGAGTACCAAACAAACAAGGTGGTGTTCGAGCAGAACCTGCAGACGCTACAGAATACACATTAACTATTGCAAATTATAACAGTAGTGGTAATTTAGTAATTACTGGACATGGGTATGATAGAGCGGCAAATGGTGTTGCTGTAACTTATAATTCTACTGGTAGTGCGGCTACTAATCTTAATATTGGTACTACCTTTTATATTAGAGTAATAGATAAAGATACTATTGCACTATTTCCTACACTAAATGATTCTATTAATAATTCAAACAGACTACAAGCGACAGGCGGTAGTGGAACACAAACTTTACTTGACCAAACTTATGTTGCATCATTAGCAGGCTATTACACTTCAGACGAAGTACTTCCTAGAAATGCAGTAACACGTAGACAAGGTGATACTATGGAAGGCCCATTGTATCTAAGTGATCATCCAGGCGACTTAGCAGGACAAGCGGCAGACCAAGCAAGCAAACAAGCGGCTACAAAATTTTATGTTGATCAATCTAGTCACCAATCAACTACTAACTTTTTTGTTAGTACAAAAGGTGATGATAGGCAAACTGGAGTTCCTGTAGGTAAAGAAGGACGTAGTTTAAGTTTTGCTTATAAAACAGTTGGTGCGGCATGTCGTAAGGTAGAAGAATTAATGATTGCTTCGAGAGAAGAGCTAGGTCCTTATAAACAAACTATTACATACGGTAGTACAGCTAATAAAGCACTAACACAAAGCGTAGGTATTCAGAGTATTGTATCTGGTAGACTTCCGGTTAGAA